GCGCGGGAGTTCCTCGACGTGCAGATCAACGCCATCAGGCTGGGCAATGCCCGACCGCCGATCCCGATCTGGGAACCCTGCGCCGGGGATGGCCGGATTGCCGGGGCGATTCGCTCCCATGGCGTCGAGGCCATAGAGACCGATATCACCACCGGGAACGACTTCTTTGATTATGATACCCCGATGTCGCCAATCCTGATGACCAACCCGCCGTTCTCAAAGATACGGCAGTTCATCGATCACGCCTTTAGCATCGGCGTGATGTCCATGGCCCTGGTCTGTTCCGAGCGGCTGTGGGCCTGCCAGAAGGGACGGGCGCAGTTCCTCAAGTACCGGCCCAGCCGGTTCGCCATGATGGACTGGCGGGAAGACTATCTTGGCAAAAAAGGTAAACCGGATCGTGCCCTCGCGGTCGCCATCTGGGAGGAACCCTGCGCACATATCTGCCGGTACGAGGTCTGGTCGCGGGAGGCGGACGTGTATCCCAGGTTTGACTTCACCTCCTTTGAACGCCGGTAGCAGCCCGACGCCTCCAGAAATTCTATCCCGGTGCCCTGCCCGACCAGACATGAGATGTCGTTGGGGCTGGTGAGAATAACCGTCCATGTCTTGGTTTTCGGGTTGATAAAAAGCTCAAAGACCATGGTCTGATCGGCTATGCCGCGCACCACCGCCGTTTCTCCGTGGCGTTGCTCCAGCACGCTGCGCATCTTTTGCTTTTCCAGGCAGGGTACCTGACCCTGAACCTGGGCCGGGAGTGCGGCCATCAGGATAACGGCTGCCATGATGCTGCGGCGTAACATCCCTTTGTTTCCTGGGCAGTTCCATAAATAAAAGTTGACCGGCCAATATTGACACATCGGTGTCAATGGGCACATTATGGTACAAACACGGAAACGTATACCATATTTGGTGGAGAGGTCTCCCTCTTGGCGACATCCGATCCGCAACTTGATGCCTATATCCAGAAAGCGGCTGCCCTTCCCTACGAGGATCAGAAGGAAATCCTCGCTCTGCTGGAGCGCCTTGAAGAGGCCACCACCCGCGAGAAGATAGCGAAGAGCTTTCTGCCGTTCGTGAAGAATATGTGGCCCGCCTTCATCGAAGGCCCGCATCACAAGATCATGGCCGACGCCTTTGAGCGGGTGGCCGAGGGCAAGTTGAAGCGGCTTGTTGTCAACATGCCGCCGCGTCATACCAAATCGGAGTTCGCCTCCTATCTCCTGCCTGCATGGTTTATCGGCAGAGACCCGTCAAGGAAGGTTATCCAGACCGCCCATACCGCCGAACTGGCGGTGGGCTTTGGCCGCAAGGTGAGGAACCTCGTCGGCAGAGAAGATTTTCAGGCGGCTTTCCCAGGGGTGAAGCTGCGCCAGGACAGTAAGGCCGCAGGCCGCTGGAACACCAATGAGGAAGGCGAGTATTTTGCCATCGGCGTTGGCGGTGCGGTTACCGGTAAGGGTGCCGACCTGCTGATCATCGACGACCCGCATAGTGAGCAGGAGGCCAAGTCGCTTGATCCGGCGATCTTCGATCCGGTTTACGAGTGGTACACTTCCGGTCCCCGTCAGCGGTTGCAGCCCGGTGGCTCCATCGTTGTCGTGATGACCCGCTGGCATCAACGGGATTTGACCGGTCAATTGTTAAAGTCCTCGCAGCAGCGGGACGGTTCCGACGAATGGGAGGTCATACAGCTTCCCGCTATATTGCCATCAGGCAATTCGTTGTGGCCGGAATACTGGTCGAAGGACGAACTGGAAAGGTTGAAGGCCGAACTGCCTGCCGCCAAGTGGTCTGCGCAATATCAGCAGGACCCCACGGCGCAAGAGCAGGCCATGATCAAGCGGGACTGGTGGCGCAGGTGGGAGAAGGATGATCCACCGGCTTGTGAGTTCATCATCCAGTCCTGGGATACCGCCTTCCTGAAAACCCAGAGGGCGGATTATTCGGCCTGCACCACATGGGGCGTCTTCTACCAGCCCAATGATCTGGGTACGGACACCGCGAATATCATCCTGCTGGATGCCTTCAAGGACAGGATGGAGTTTCCTGAACTGAAGAAGGTGGCTCAGAAGACCTACGACCAGTGGGAGCCGGATGCCTGCATCGTCGAGGCAAAGGCGGCGGGTTCGCCGCTGATCTTTGAATTGCGGCAGATGGGCATCCCGGTCAGCGAGTTTACCCCGTCGAGGGGTAATGACAAGATTGCCAGGGTCAATGCGGTCAGCGACCTGTTCGCTTCCGGCATTGTCTGGGCACCGAACAAGAACTGGGCGGAAGAGGTCATGGAGGAGTTCGCCGCCTTTCCGGTCGGTACCCATGACGACCTTGTCGATAGCAGCACCCAGGCGTTGCTGCGCTTCCGGCAGGGCGGCTTCATCAGGGTCGACTCCGATTACGAGGATCAGGAAATGCCCGTGCAGAGGGCGGAATATTATTAGGAGACGGAAATGCACAAACCAAGAGTGATAGGCCGCACCATAGGCGAGCAGGTTCCCCGCAAGCAGATTCCAATCAAGGGAACCGGTGCCGCTACCAAGGGCACCAAGTTCTATGCCTATGCGGACCAGATTACCGACACTGCCCAGAAGCCCCCGGCTGACTGGGTATCGACCATCAAGAAGGTCTAGTTAATGGCAATAGACAAGAGCATCGCCCAGGCTCCCACGCGCACCGATAGTACGGTCACGGAGGAAGAGCTTCGGGGCCTTGACGTGGACGCCGAGGGGTCTGCGCTTGAGGTTGCTGTTGTCAATCCAGAAGCGGTGGCGATCTCCACCGATGACGGCGGTGTCGTCATTGACTTTGACCCCGGCTCCGGAGAGACCGGCGGTGATGACGGTTTCGATTCCAACTTGGCCGAGCATATGGAGGACACCGTGTTGGAGCGGCTGGCCTCCCAGTTGAACGGAGAGTTTGAAGGCGACCGCACTTCCCGCGCCGACTGGGCACGGACCTATACCAGGGGACTTGACCTGCTTGGCCTGAAGGCCGACGACAGGACAACCCCGTGGCCGGGAGCCTGCGGTGTCTATCACCCGATCCTGACCGAGGCCGTGGTCCGCTTCCAGTCACAGGCGATCATGGAGCTATTCCCTGCCTCCGGTCCCGTCAAGACCAAGATTATTGGCGAGATAACGGACCAGAAGGAAGAGCAGGCGCAGCGTATCCAGCAGCACATGAACTACCTGCTGACCGAGAAGATGACGGAGTTCAGGCCGGAAACGGAGCAGATGCTGTTCTCGCTGCCCCTGGCCGGTTCCTCCTTCAAGAAGGTTTACTACGATCCCAGCATGGGTCGGGTCTGTTCCCATTTCATTCCGGCAGAGGACTTCGTTGTCAGCTACGGGGCGTCCGATCTCCTGACGGCCTCCCGCTACACCCACATGATGCGGAAAAGTCATAACGATATCCGTAAGTTACAGGTCGCTGGCCTGTATCGCGACATCGAACTGTCGCCAAATGCGCCGGATTATTCCGATATTCAGGAGAAATACGACGAGCTTGAGGGGGAAAATCCCACCTACGAGCATGATGACCGCTATGTTTTGCTGGAGATGCACGTCGATCTCGACCTTGAAGGTTACGAGGATACCGACGATGACGGCGACGAGACCGGTATTGCGTTGCCTTATGTGGTGACCATGGTCAAGGGCGGCAGTTCCGTCCTGTCGATCCGGCGTAACTGGTACGAGGACGATGCCCTGCGCATGAAGCGCCTGCATTTTGTGCATTATCAGTACATGCCCGGTCTGGGGTTCTATGGTTTTGGCCTGATCCATCTGATTGGCGGCATTGCCAAGTCGGCAACCTCGCTTCTCAGGCAGCTTGTCGATGCCGGAACCCTGTCGAACCTGCCGGGTGGCTTGAAGTCCAGGGGGTTGCGCATCAAGGGCGATGATTCTCCGATCATGCCCGGTGAGTTCAGGGACGTTGACGTTCCCGGTGGGGCCATCAGAGACAACATCACCTTCCTGCCCTACAAGGAACCGAGCAATGTTCTGCATTCGTTGCTGGGAGAGATTGTCGAGGAAGGCAGGCGCTTCGCTTCGATCACCGATCTGAAGCTGGCGGATATGAAACAGGATGCCCCGGTTGGTACCACCCTGGCTCTCATTGAGCGGTCAATGAAAGTCATGTCGGCCATCCAGGCGAGGCTCCACGATGCCATGCGCAAGGAGTTCATCCTGATTGCCGGTATCGTCCGCGACTATGCGGAAGATGAATACGAATACAAGGCTGACGACAAGGAGGCCATAAAGAGCGACGACTTTGATGGCCGCGTGGATGTCATTCCGGTGTCTGACCCGAACGCCGCGACCATGAGCCAGCGCATCATGCAGTATCAGGCTGCTCTTCAGCTATCCCAGTCGGCACCGCAGATGTACGATCTGCCAGAATTGCACCGGCAGATGCTGGATGTTCTGGGGATACAGGATGCGGAGAAGATCATTCCTCTCAGCGAGGACATGAAGCCGCGTGACCCGGTCAGCGAGAACATGGATGTGCTGAACGGTAAGCCACTGAAGGCATTCATTTATCAGGACCATGAGGCCCATATTCAGGTGCATATGGCAGCCATACAGGACCCGAAGATACAGCAGCTTGTCTCTCAAAGCCCGATGGCCGGAACCATTGCCGCAGCCAT